GGCGTCTACGTTGCCAGCTACATCGCCGGTTACGTCACCAGTTACAGCGCCTACAAAACCAGCCGTAGAAGTGACTGGACCAGAAAAAGTTGTGCTCGCCATGAGATTATCTCCGTGTTGCAGCACTCGCTACGTAGTCATCTGCAATGTCCGCTGGGCCGGTCTACGTAGCTGGATTTCCCAGACTTAAGGAATTTATACGCGAGCAAAGCCGAAGCGTCAAGATGATTTCCAGATGCGTGGTCGGCGATTGTTTTGCTCTTTCGTTATGACTCTAAGATTCCACGGTACGTGCAACCCGCACACGGTTCCACCTTGCAGCGGGACGATGTGATCGACTTCATGCACGATACCGGTAGCCTCAGAAATCTGCCTGCGTAATCTGTAAATCTCATGGATCTGATTAAGCATTTCCTTATTTAACCACGGCGGACACGCCTGTCGTCTTGCTGCCCGATATTTAGCTTTGCCTGCATGTAGTTTTACAGGGTCTCTAGCAGCATCATGTTCTTTTGCTCGTTCTGGATTATTTTTCTTCCATCGTTTTGCTCGATCCACAGCCTCTTCACGATGTCGAGCGGCGTAATCACGGGCGCGTTCGCGGCTCTTATTGATGTCGGCATAGTAGTTCTCACGCACGCGCTCGATAATCTCATCGCGGTTGTTGTCGTACCACTCAGCAGCACGGCGCTTCTTCTCTTCCGGGTTTTCTGCGGCCCACTTACGCATCCCTTCCCGGCGACGTGGAGCAAGGCACTCAGAGCACGTCCCACTAGATGTAAAGCGGTCAGCAATATGGCCGTGTTTGCACGGCTTGCCAGTGTTGTATCGAGGTGAGCCTGCGGCTTTGGCTTCGGCGCGAGTAGTAGGTAGTTTTGACACAGGTAATCTCCGGTTGTGTATACAAATCATACCACCCTAAATTAAAAATACAATAGCCGCGCATAAAAAAGCCCCCTTGCGGGGGCTTTTACCTTGAAAATCAAGGATTTAACTTAGGCGCCCGGCGAACCGAAGATACCTAACGCATCGGACCAACCGAAAGAGTATCTTTCGCGCGCCTTGTAACGTACGTTACCGGTGTCGAAGTCCCCCTCCATTTTGGTGGTCATCGGAGTACGCACGAAGTGCTTCAGACCATTCGGGATGTCAGTGGTCAGGAACCACGCATCGCTGTCGGTCAGGAAGTTATTCACTGCGTAACCGCCCGGAATCGCACCGTTGTTGGCGATTGCGTTGATGTCGTTGTCAGCGGTGCTAACACGGCCTTCAGTCTTCAACAGACGGGTAGCCACGAACATCAGGTCACGAGGAATGATGAGCTTCTTCGGCTTAGCTGCGATCAGCAGGCCGCGCTCGTCAGTCCAACCACCGATCTGAATTACTGCCGCCTCAAGGGAGGTTTCGTTCAGGTCAGCGTTTACCGCAGGTCTGTTGGAGTTAGTACCACCAGATACCAGCGGGTGTGCAGTAGAGCACAGGGTCACACCGTCACCACCAGTGTAGCCAGAAGCAGCGAATGCGTTATTCAACACAGACGCAGCCTTGATCTGCTTGGTGTACGCCATAGCACGAGCCAGAGCCTTGGTGTAGCGAGAAGACAGGCTGTCATACAGATTGTCTTCTACCGCTTCTTCAGTAATGCTGAAGCCCAAAGCGATGGTTTCGTGGCTGTAGCGAGAGGTGAACGCTTCTTGTGCAGCGTCGTACTGAATGGCGTCGCCTTCAGACTTAACCGGTGCAGCAGAGAAGCCGCTCAGCTTCACTTCTTCTTCAAAAGAGCGATCAGAACTTTCGGTCTCGAAAATTTCCTTATGCTCTTCACCATAACGAGAATACTCCATGCCGAACAGTGCGTTCAGGCCCGGCAGGAGCTCCTTCACCATTTGTGCGCGTGAAATTGCCATTACTTAGCTCCTAATTAAATGCCGGTAGAGTTGGTCAGCTGGTGCCCAGCGTTCCACTTGACCAGTACTTCGGTGAAGCCGCTAGAAGAAGCGGTTTCAGCTACACCTTCAACAATGCGGAAAGGCAAAGTGTTGGTAGTAGCAACAGTAGAACTGTCCAGACCGCCGTTAGAGCGACCAGTTGCAGTAGAACCGTTAGCAGAAGCACCTTCTTCGGTACCAGCGTTAGCACCGATAGCAGCCTGAGTAACGTAGCTCATTGCGCCGTTGTCATCGACAACAGCCATCTTGAACAGCACGTTCGGATCATCAACCACGTACGCGGTGATGTCGGAAGCAACAACGCTGCCCGGATAGTAGTTACGGAAGGTCAGACCATAGGTCGGATCAGTGTAAGAACAGCCTACAAAAACGCCAACAGCAGCGATAGCGTCATCGTAAACACCACGGTCAATGTAGCCGTCAGTAGCCAGAGCAACAACGTCACCGTTGAAGATTACGTCAGTGTTACCTGATTCAATCTTGTAAGCACGGGTGGCGCCATTGTAAGGATTACCGTTGACCATCTTGACCGGAATCATGCCGTAAGGGGCAGAAACAGTCGGATATGCCATGAGATAACTCTCCTAAAAGGAAAAAACGAAGGTTCTAAGAACCGCGTCCAAAACTGACCTGCGATTTACGCTCCTTGTAGAGCGGCATACGCGGGTCATTCTCACGCATAAAGTTGTTGTCGACCGATTCAATTTGAGCTTGGTTCGTACGGTTATAGTACGCGTTACGCTGCTCAACGAACTCGGTCGGCATCTTGCAGAGGATAAGGCCACCAATTTCTACGAGGCCGGAAGAGGCTGCGTCACTATCAACGTGAAGCTCCAATTCAGGATGGTCCTCGAGACGGCAGGTTTCCCAGCCCTCACGCACTTTACGCGAAAAGTTCGTTGGATCACTAATGCCTAACATAGACTTACGGATCCAACGGAACGTGAACCCCTCTTGAGGTTCTGGTTCAGGCAACAGGGATGCAGGTGCCCACTGCTTCTTACGCGCAGTCGTTTCACGAGTTTCTTGCGAGCGAGAAACCGGACGAGGTTCACGGTTACGAATTTCATCAGCCATTACTATTCTCCAGTTTCATCACTTCGCGAGCATAGGCTTCTGGGGAAATACCCAGCTTTTTAGCCATCGCTACTTGCGACTGTGTTAGCACTACCTTCTTCCCCTTCGGAGTTCTTCCGGCGGAGGCGACGACGGTAGAGGGTCGACGCTTTTCCTTTTTAGGAGCTGCATCCTCGAACTTGTCGGGAAACACCTCACGCATGCGAGCGTCAATTCGCTCGTAGTATTCGCTGGTCGAAGGCGGAATACCTTCCTTCGTCAGCTTCTGATGAAGGCCCAGCGCAAAGCTGGTCATTTCATCATCATTTCCAAACCACTTGTTGCGTTCGCCCCACTCTCTAGTTTGAGCGTCGGGCTCAGGTGCGCGTACACGCGGTTCCGTGGGTTGATTATATACCTGTGCAGGTTGTCGCTGTAAAGCACTGTTTTGCGGTTGTTGCGGAGTATTAAACACCGGATACATCGCATTGGCTTGATCCGCTTGGTATGTAGCACGGCTCAAGTTCTGCTGGGCTTCAGCAATCGCATCAGAGTCACCCTGCTCATACGCATCACGGTAAGCGCGTTTTGCTGCTTCTAGTTGCAGCTGAGCACGGCCTTTCGCCTGCTCTAGCGCCCACTGCTCACCTTGCGTCAGCTGACCACGGAGGCGGTCACGCTCGGCTTGTAACTGTTGGGCGTACATGGCAGCGGCTTCACGCTCACGAGCCGCTTCTTCTTTGGCTCGGCGCTCGTCATGCCATGCTTTTTTGAGCTGGTCGATACGCTGCTTAACCTTAGCCGAGTACTCCTCGGTTTCATCCTGCTCAAGTTCCGCCTTGACCTCGTCAGGGAGCGGCTTGCGGTTGCGGTCCTGCGGCGGGGTGTCATCAACGATCTCAAGCTCGAAATCGTCTTCTTCCTCGACCTTCTTAGCCTCTTTCTTAGGTTCGTCTTCAATTTCTACATCAACTCCCTCTTCCATCTGTTTGTTTTTCATACCCGGAGGTACGCCAGATGGGTCGGAACCGATTACAAATTCGGTATCCTCAAAATCATCCTTTTCGGCGGCTTGAGCCATAAATTACTCCTAAATGCGGGAATATCCCGTTGGATCTTCAACCACGGCCTCAACCGAGTCATCGTTAATGACACGGAACAGTTCTTTACCGTGAATCTTGAAGCGCGTGCCGGAATAGGCACGGATGAGAACGTAGTCACCAATCTGGCAATACGGGCCATTTGGGAACCTTTTCTCGTCCTTATACGCGTCAGGGCCCATGTCGATCACACGCACCACCATCGTTGAAATCTCTTCGTTCTTGATTTCGGTGGCGGCCTTCACGATGCCTGAATCGCCGTACGTTTCCTTAATTTCCGGTATTGCTACCAGTAGCCGATACCCTGCGGGTTTCGGAATTTGCTGCTCAGTGAGCTGTGTTGCAGCCTGTTCGGCTGTAGTCATAACCACTCCTTACTCGGATTTTTCAGCTGCCTCCATGAGGTCCAGCAGTAACCGCTCAGCTTGCGCTAAGCCCTTAATCACGCCCGTCATGTGGGCGTATTCTTCGTAGTTACGGGCGCTGCCGGTGGCTAAGCCATCGACGAGGTCGTCCATATCCTTACGAATTTCTTTGCGGAGATGCTCTCCGAATGTGCGGATCATTTGCGCTCCTTAGCGTTTTGCCAGATCAATTCCGGCCTTCAGACCAGCCTTCTTGAGGTCAGCTTCAGTCTTGTTTTTGTCGGAAGCCGCCTTGGCTCCCATTGCAGCGCCAGCCTGCTTTTCTTGCGACTCGACGCGGTATCCTTCGAGCACCAAGTTTTTGAGCTTGATGTCGTAATCCATCTGGTCCTTCTGGACCTTGCGTTGCAGCTCCTGTTCTTGGAGCTGAAGTTCTTTCTGCTGCATCTGAATGACAGGATCTTGAGCCTGAGCCTGCTCGGCCTTGGTTTTTTCTTCCTGCTGATGTTTGCCAGTAATGCGAGGCGCTGCCTCGGCGACGAGACGAGAAATGGCGAGTTCCTGCTCTTGGTCCAGTTTCTGCTCTTCGTCGTACGCTGGGAGCGGTACACCTAGCTCCATCTCAACCTTGGCACGGTACGCAAACGCCACGTGCTCAGCGATGTGCGCGTGCAGTGCTGCAATCTTGATCGCTGCGGCTTCACCTTGCGCTTGAACAACCTGTTGAATTTTCGGATCGTCAGCAAACGCCTGATGCGCCTTGATGTGCGCCTCGTGGTCCTGATACGCGAACGCCTTGACCGGCTTGCCCTGCAACATGTTCATGTTCTCGGTCATCGGATCGCACGGCTTAATGTCGTCCTTATCCGGCACAAGTTCAGCTGCGTTCTTAATACCCAGCGTCTCGATCATCTGGCGGTGTAGCAACGGCAGGTCGTACAGGTCAGGAGACTGTGCAGCCAACTGCATCGCCGCTTGATACTGCGCTACGCGCTGCGACATGGTGGACGCATTCGGATCTGAAACAGGGATAATCTCTACGTTAGAGTAGTCACGCTGACGTGCAGCGAACCCTTCATCACCCTGTGCATCGTACTCGTAGTCGACCGGAGCAAGCTCCGCCATGATCTTCTTCAGGATCTTAAACTCGCCCTTCATCGCTGCGTGTACACGCGCTTGAACAGCGGTCATCACCTTCAACTGACGCTCAAGAATTGCCAGCGTTGAGCCTACAGGCGTGTTGGCAGACATATCCGCCACCTGTATATCCGCCATTGACGCGAAGCGGCGCGCTTCACCCACGATCTTATCGAGCAGCCCCGCCAGAACCGTAGACGGCTCTTTGTACGGCAGCGGCATGATGTTGTCGCGGATTGTGCCAGTCGGTACATCGACATCACGGAACTCACCCGGAGCGATCGGAGTATCACCACCACGGATACGAAGCCCGCGAGTACGGAAACCACCCGGCAAGTTTGCCAGTGTGCCCGCATCCACCAGCTGACGCATGATGCTCGTTGCACCCTTTGCAAAGCCGCCAATGAGGTGAATCAGACCAAAGCCGTAGAAGCCAAAGCCCGGAATGTATTTATAGTCGGCAAAGTGGACGAGCTTGCGCTTCTTGTCGTCCATCTCATCCCAGTTACGGTAGATCGACAGAATCTTGCCGCTGTCTTTGAGGATCGTTACGACATACGGAAGTTCGATACCCGTCGGCTCACCTTCTTTATCCAAGTCCTCAAACCCATCAATGTCGAGTTCACAATGGACTTCAAGGACGGTGTACCGGTCGTCTCGTGCTGCATCGTAGCCTCCAAGCTCGTTTTTGCGACGCTGAATGTCATCTTCGTCCGCTACCGGATCACCCAGATCACACTCTTTATAAAACCCACTGACCTGCATCTTGCGCAGCTCATTTTTTGTACACTTCATGCGGTGCGTATAACGCTGGGCAGTATCCAAACTTGTCGCGCCATAGCTGACCACGAAATCTTCCGCACCAATAAATTGAGCTACTGGGCGCTCGAGTGACGCGTCGTAGAAAACCTTCTTAAATGCAGAGCCTGCGATTGGCAGGTTCCACAATAGGCGCTCGTGCTCAGACCTGTAGTCGGGCATTCCGTCTGTCAGCGCAAAGTTCATGTCTTCACGAACACGTGCGGCAGACTCCTCTTTCTCACGGTTTGTGGCCCCAAGAATCTTAGTCTTGACTGGCCCCTGTGCAGGGAAAGTTTCAACAATCGTCTCCGATTGGAACTTCACTACAGCTTCCGCGAGGAGGGGGTGATAAACGCCAAAAGCACCTTCCCAAGGTTCCGACCGGTCCTCAATCTTGAGGCCCAGCAGCTCAAGCCCGTCGTAGTAGGTTTCTTCCCACTCCGCTCTGGATTCAATATCTGTGGCATACGCCTCGAGCAAATCATCAGCGATGACGCCCAGTTGATCCTCGTCGATGTACTCGGCAAGGTTCGCGTTGTGTGCGATCTCATCCCCCGCATCACCGGCTTCAATTTCAAAAATTTCTTCGCCGTTAATAGAAAACTCAACGCTTTCTGGGTCCTCAATAGCGACCTCAACCTCTACAGGTTCTTCGTTCATCGCTTCTTCTTCGAGACCCATCGGGGCGCCGTACATCGCTTTTTCAACTGCCATATTTCATCCTAATAGTACGCTGCGCGTACCGGCTGATAATCATGCTCATCCTCCCACGAGTCACTGGGGAGGCGAATAAAACCGCCGTCGCGAAACCGCATCAGCGCATAAATCGTCGAGTCCACCAAGTCGTCATGTGGCATGGCTGGGAACCCACAAACCTCGTCTACAACTTCTTCTGACCAGCGCCGTCCTGCTGGATACCACACCATGCCAGATGCAAAAATATCAGAAACTGCGTTTAGGCGCGCTACTTTATCGCCCGAAGCTCGAGTTGGCGTTATTTCCTGTACTGGTATTCCTGCTCTGCGCATCTCTTGGTACAGGGCAGTACCGGCTGATTTCTTTTCCACCACGAACCAATCTGGCTGCCAGTCACTGTACTCGTCGTAGGCAAGCCGTTTCAGCTCAGGAAACTCGAGGCGTTCTTTGATTGAGTTGAGCAGAATAATGTTTGCCTCCGACCTGCCCGTCTCCGGGCTGTCCATATAAAACACACCCCACGTCGTAAGCGCGGTGTAGTCAGCACGGTTGTTTTTTTCTGCTGCGGCGTCGAGTGACATGATTATGTACTCGCACTGGGGCGGGTGGTCCTTGTCCCACTCTTGCCACCACTCACGCTTAATTATCGCTGCATCTCGGGATGTCGGCTGCTGGAGGTACTGCGCCGCCCACTGGAACCCCGGCATAGACGCCTTTGTTTTTAACAGGGCTTCTACCGGCCACTGCTCAGGCCAGAGGGCCGTGTACTTCTCTTCTTCTGGAGCCGACGCCGGGGCGTCCGACCGCTCAAATAACGCCGGGAACTCCACCACATCCCACTGATCTGACCCCTCGTTGCGGATCATGTCCGTCTGCAACTTGCCAATCAGGTCTTGCTCCGCCCATCGTGTTGCTACAACAGCCACAGCACCACCGGGCATCAGACGAGTACGAGCACCGTAGGCGTACCACTCGTACGCCTTCTCGAAAACCTCGAAGTTTCCGTTCAAAATGTCCTGTTCGTTGTGGGGGTCGTCGATCACCAGCAGGTCAGCACCGCGACCTGCGATCGCACCGCCGATACCGATCGCGAAATACGTCCCGCCCTTGTTGGTATCCCACCGACCAGCCGACTTTGAGTCAGCAGCGAGGCTGACATCGGGGAAGATTTGCTTATATTCCTCGGAATTGACCAGATTTCGCACTTTACGACCGAAATCGACGGCCAGATCCGCCGTGTGCGACACCATCATTATCTTTTTGGCCGGAAAATTGCCGATAAACCACGCCGGGAAGAAAATTGACGTCAGCTGGGACTTACCCATACGAGGTGCGATGCTGACTGTGACGCGGGACTTGCGTCCGTAGGCCATATCTTCGAGAAGTTGGGCCAATTTTCTGTGATGTCTGCCGATTTTGTACTCCGGCATCATCATTTTGGCGAAATCCAGCAGATTTAAGCGCGCGGCGTTGGCTTTTCTGCGGTTTTCCAGCTCCTCGACCACGCTTAGCACCTGCATCTTCTCCGCCTCGCTCATTTTGTCGAGGTTTGAGAGCAGTGCTACGATCTCTTCTTGCGTTAATTCAGCAGCTTGCGCGCCCATCTTAAAGTTCGTTCAGAAGATCGTCAGCGGTTACTGTCTCAGCCAACCGTTTGGCCTCGTACATACTGCGTTCTTCAAACAACCCTTCCTCAATTTCCTCGGCTTGGCCGTCTATTAGGCGGCTTAACTTGCTGCGAAGGAGGTCAGTGAGCTCTTCCGTGCTCTGGTGCTTGATTGTTACTTCCTTCCGCTCGGTGAACAGGCCGACATCGCTGATCTTACCCAGCAATTCGTAGGCACGAAGGCGGATTTTTGGATCTGGGTCGGAGGTTTCCTCCAGCAGGCGGTTGGTGACGTAGGTCCGCACCTGCTGGGCATCGTGAATTATTGAGTAGTCGTACTCGGTGAGGAGCGCCTCGAGCTTGAGCATCACCCCCGGCAGTGTCCGTTCGTACTTCGTGGGGGTGCGCGCTTCCTCAAAAATGTCTTGGGCGCGCATTTCGTCCTCTGGCTCGACGGTAATTTCGTCGTCGCCAAGGTCTTGCATCAGTTTCGCTGTATTGGCAGCCGCGAAGATTTCTTCCCTGTCCGTCAGGCGCGGCTTTTCCACGGCGTCGAACGGCACCGTTTCAAGAGGAGGGATCAGGCCCTCGTCGTTCAGCAGGTAATCAAGCGTCATTTTTGCGTAGCCGTAGCTAAGTTTGGCAGAGAGTAGGGCATAAACGTAATAAAAACAAGGGACTCCTAAATAAATCGCGCGGAATTTGTAATCTGACTGGATTGGTCAGGAATTGCAAGGGGGGTGGGGGGTCTTGAAAATTTTTAGTGGTTGTTTGTGTGGAATGGCATGTATGTAAGTAGAGCGGACAGGCCGAAATTTTTGGGGTGCGGGGGTCGCTGGGACACTTATCTATAAAGCGCAAGCCCTCCCCGTTCCGCTAAAAAAGTTTTGGGGATTGTCCCGACTGTGCTATAACTAAATTGTCGGTTGCATTGCCCGACTTTTTCCCGCAATGCTTTTATTGGAGATTGTTCAAATGAACAAAAACGCAGCAAGCGCTAACGGCGCAATTGATACCGCTATCCTTTCCACCTTTCGTGATGCTGGCGCAGCTTGTGAGAGCGCCGAATATGGCGTGGCGAATGCGGTAGATACCGCAGGGGCTCTAGTGAAAGACAAGCTCGGCTTAAAGGCGGGCTCAATCCTTGAGCATGACTTGTGGATTAAATCACGCGGCGCATTCCATGCCGGCTATATGTTGTCAGCCGGTAAGCGCTGGAAAGCCGAGAACGGCGGACGCACTATGCCGAAAGATGTGCAGGAACTCGCAAGCAAGGCGGGCGAGAAAATGGCAACGCGTGTTCGCAATTACCTGATCGACGCAGGCGTTGAGATTAAACAGTCGGAAAGCGCGGACGCAGTAAAAAAGCGCCAGCAACGCGAGGCGAAAGCCGCCGAGCGCCAGGCGCAGGACGCGCAGATTGTCCAGCAGGTACGCGCTCGCGCTGATGCCGAAGGCACTGACGAAATGCTCGCCGCTATCGAAATCGCGAAAGGCAATCCAGCACGCATGACAAAAATCATGGAGGCGCTGGCTCGCACTCACGCAGTCGAAAACAAGGCGGAACTCGCCGCGCAGGACGCAGAACTTAAAGAACTGCGCTCGCAAGTACGCGCTCGCGTAAAAGACGCGGACGCAGAAACCCTGCGCGCCATGCTCGCCTGCTAATCCAGTAGGCGCATTGCCCGCACGCCGCAAGGCGTGCGGGCTTTTTTTTTCGGTACGGTCACGGGCTTTGATACGGTCATAGTCTTCGCTTCGCTCGACTATGTATTTCTGCTCGCTTCGCTCGGCTTTGATGCGGACTCGCTTCGCTCGTATTTCTATGCGCTGCCGCGCTCGCTTCGCTACGCGCTATGCGCATGATGCGGCGTTCGCTTCGCTCACAGGCTTCGCTTCGCTCAGCGTTTATTCCTTCCGCTGTTCCGCGTTAGCGTAACGAGCGGAACGGTCACGATGTCAAGCGGGACATTTGGACATTTTGTCCGTTTGTCCAGTTCCGCAGGATTATTTTTGGGGAACACTGAGTCGAGCGGGGCGGCGAGCAGGTTCGGTCACGCTGGGCACAGAGTCGAGCGGGGAGACAAATGGACTTCGTGTCTGTTTGTCCCCTATTCCGCACGGAATGCTGTAAGTCGTTGATTCTAGGGCATTGTTCCTGTTGTTCCAAAAAAGGCGATTTTGTTCCACGCATGGAACACTGCAAGTGGTTGATTCTGAAGCATTGTTCCAGTTGTTCCTTCTTATTATATTATTTATGAGATATATTTTTTTTTAGTTTTTAGGGGGTTTGGCGGCACGCTCGCTCGGTTTTTCGCGAAACCCATTTCATTCTCGCTGGCTCAATTTTTGGAACAATGGAACAACCCCTCAAAATCGCCAAATTCTCTTAGGGGGACAACCACTTACATCGTTCCGCGCGGAGGAACAACGCCACCCTCCGCAACCCCAAAAACCTAGCCCCCACGGGGCGTTCCCGCCGTTCCACCCCCTTGGAACAACCCCAACACTTCTCCACACCTCACACCACTTCCCCCCACCTCACGCCACATAAAAAAGTACTACTAAGCAACACAAAGCACCACAAAGGACACCATATTGACTTTAAGCACAAAACGCTGTATAATCCGCAAATGTCAGAGATTTTTCACTTTGATACGCATTATTCCCCACTAAATCCACAACTCGGAGCAAAGACCTTCCCCACTAAATCGTTTATTTTTAACTTTTCGGGACAAACGGACACAAAGTCCAAATGTCCCCCAACCGGAGCAACAAAGGAAACGCTATGGAAATCGACAAGACTCTGCGCCGTGCGGCGCGCAACTACGCCATCGAAGCGGCCAACCTTGCGGTGCTAAAGCACCACGACAACGACGCGTGGCAAGACCATTTCATCCACCACTTCAAAAGCCTGACTGACCCAGCGTACAGCGGATTCCCCCTGCCTAGTGCAGAGTGGATCGAACGCTGGGCGTACACAATTTAAGGAGAACGACATGAACAACACACAACCCAACAACCCCACAGTCTATGTGGTCATGCACAACCTAGTGATTCTGGGTGCGTACTCACGCCCCGAGTGGGCAGCACACGCTGTGCTAAAAAAGTTAGAGGAAGAGCATATTGCGCGGACTCAGCGTGCGGTGGAGTTCAAATTCCAGATGCCGGACGGTGTGTACCTGCTGCGCGCAGGGTATGACGAGGCGGACGAGTTCGACCTCGTGTACCACCCGACGCTTGAACAGATCGAGCAGACAATCACAGAGCGTGCCAACTTCATGGGCGTGACGGTGGCAGGCATCGGCTCCAGCACATACGCGCTCAACATCATCCCCGTGGTGATGGACGCCTGAGTTGCTTAATTTTTAATCACAGGGACAAACGGACATTGTGTCCAAATGTCCACTATTAGGAGAACGCTATGAAAAAGCATGAAATCAATCTGCACTTCGAGGCTGACGGCATACACGCTGGCGTTGCCGAGTTTGAGTGGAACAATCAGCAGTACCGCGCGATCAAGCAGTACGAAGATAACCCAGACAACCCGTGGGAAGCATGGTGCTGCCAGCCGCCAGTAGTCGGCTACGGCGGGAGAAATTACAACTACCGCAGCGGCGGGGCGGACAACCCACCGAGCCTGACTTACTCACAGATCATGCGGAACCACCGAGAGATCGAGCGCCTGATTAAAGACACGCACCGCGACAACTACTGGACGGATAGCGAAGCCGACGAGTTCAACCTGCTGGAGTATCTGCTCGGCGACAAGCCAGTTGAGATCGGTGGCTATGTGTACACCGTGGAGGATCTGGTGGCCGAGGTGATCGACGAGTACCTGTCCGGCAGCATGGACAGCGAGATGCTCGACCGCATGGAGGAGGTGTGGGAGTGGGCAGATGTGCGGACTTGGCGCGATACGCTGGTTGGCTACTCGCAGGGTGATTGGATCGACACACTGCTCGTTGCGACGCCTGAGTGGGTTGAAAAATCAAAGGGAGATTCGCACACGCCCGATGCCGTGATCGACCAAGCCCTAGAGAACGCAGCCACCGTGTTCGGTGCGTATATGTTCGGCGATGTGTACGGCGTGACTGTGGAAAAACTTATAAGCAACGGCGATGACGATGCAGAGTGGGAAGAAGTCGAGTCCTGCTGGGGGTTCTACGGCTACAACGACGAGACATCCGGCCTCGCTCAGTTCGTGCGCGGTGCGGTTGCAGACTGGCAGATGGAGGCAGCATGAGAGGGGAAGATGACAACGACTATACGCACCCAGAGAAACCGATCTACACAAAAACCGACTTAAAACTGACGGTTCGCGAAGAAACTACGCGACACCTGCGTGCGTTGGCTATGAAAGCAAAAGAGCGGGACATGATCGACTACATCGCGCAGTTGATGTTTGTACACACCGGAGACGAGTGGCCTGATGGCTACGAAACAAAGGACGACATAAAAAACTGGCTGCGCCAGTCAGTCGTCGAGGAGTTATTCAAATGAACATTTTTGCAGTAGACGAAAGCCCATCGGCAGCAGCGCAGGACTTGTGCGATGCCCATGTGGTGAAGATGATCCTAGAAACCGCGCAGATTCTATGTACGGTGCATGACCTGTACGGTGAGTGGCAGGAGTGGATGTACAAGCCCACGCACAGAGGCCACCCCTCGGTGAAGTGGGCGGCGGAGAACGACTGTAATTACAGTTGGCTGACATACCATTTCTACGCGCTGGGCAGCGAGTACACCCGCAGGTACAACAAGAAGCACCGAACGATGGAGAAGTTTGGCGGCAAACTGTCGTACCCACCGACAAGAATCCCTCGTGCAGACAGGCAGACACCGTTTGCGTTGGCGATGCCAGACCAGTACAAGTTCTTCGATACGCCAGTCGACTGCTACCGTGCGTACTACGCTGGAGTAAAGAGCAAGATGGACAGGTTCACATACCGAGGCAGAACTAAACCTGCGTGGTTGGACGAGTGGCAGAACAGGTTGGCGACCTAATCGCTGAGGATTAGTGCGTTCGTGCCTCGGGGTTTTGTTGCAGGCGATTGTTCCCCCCGAAAACACGCACAGTCGGCACAGGCTTTGTGGTTAGCTACCACCCGTTTGACAGCGGCTCCGGCTTGGGAACCGACCGAGTGGCTCACGACACGAGCCATTTTATTTCAGAGTTGAGGACACTCAGTTGACTTCTCAACCAGAAAGTGTATAATACGCAGACTATTAAAAAGAAAACACAAACCACTCCTAACACTTCGGAGATACATCATGGCTAGACCAACACCAGCCAAAGCTATGGCTGTTTTGAAACTTGGGTGGAACGAATATGTGCTGCCCATCAAAGACGCGTCCGCGATTCTGTCCTCGCTTGAGGCTGCGGAGAAGTATGAAACTCGTGGCTACGGCAACGACAAGATGCACTACATCGGTGGCGCTGGCCCTGATGTGAAGATTGAGTTGTTGGCTGAGGCCGATTACTTGCAGGGGAAGTTCGCTGGCCCCTATTCAGAAGCTACCAGCGAAGGCTAGGACAAACGGACTTCATGTCCAAATGTCCCTTTACTTTTATTCCAATTAAGGAGTTCTCATGTCCACTTCAGTATCACTTACCCAAGCCGCACACCTCGTTGAAACCTGCGGCGAACACAACACCTTCATCTTTCAGGGCGAGCCGGGGATTGGCAAGTCCGCCATGCTCAGCATGCTAGGTGAATCGCTCGGCATGCCGACCCGCTACTTCGACTGCACTCTGCTCGACCTTGGTGATCTCCAGATGCCCAAGATGAACGACGACAGTGTGGCATTCGTTCCCAATAAATTGTTCATGGCTGATGAGCCAACCATCTACATGCTGGATGAGATCGGCAAGGCGCAGCGCGCCGTGGTCAATGGCCTGCTGCCTGTCTTGTATGAGAAGCGCATCGGTGAGTACCGCCTGCCCGAGGGCAGCATCGTGTTCGGTACGACTAACCTCTCGACGGATGGGGTGGGCGACTCGCTGCAAGCACACGCTAAGAACCGCGTGTCGTTCCTGACTATCCGCAAGCCTACGGCTGACGAGTGGATTGAGTGGGGCGTGGACAACGACATGGACCCGACGCTCATGGCTTGGGTCAAGGAGTATCCGCACTGCATGGACAGCTACACTAGCTATCCGGCTGACGAGAAGATCGACAACCCATACATCTTCACGCCACGCCAGCAGCAGTCTGCGTTTGTTTCGGGTCGCTCGCTCGCACACTCGTCGCACATTCTCAAGCAGCGCCACAACCTCGACGACGACACGCTGATAACTGCGTTGTCTGGTACGGCAGGTGAGGCGTTCGCTCGTGATCTTCAAGCGTATCTGTCCATCGCTGACGATGTGACGCCGTTCGCCGTGTGCGTTGAGAAGCCGGACACTGCCAAGATCCCGACCAACCCAATCGGGTCAGTCATTCTTGCGCTCGGTGCGGTGATGCGAGTTGACAATTCAAACATCAACAACTGGATGAAGTATCTGAAACGCTTACCGCGTGAGGTGCAGTTCATGTTTGCTCAAGCGGCCATGCGTTCTAAGAAGGCAGGGCTAGTGGCAAGCGCGACTGAGTTCACCAAGTGGGCGCGTGAAAACTCTTGGGCTGTGTAAGGGGGGAGCAATGGCAACTAAACTAACAGCACCGCAACGCCTCGAGCGCAGCCACATTCAGCTGATGCGTTCCAGAAAGTTTGCTCTGTTGTCCGGCATCATCATGCTGGGTGAGAGCAAGCCGAAGGATCTCGTGCCGACTGCGTACACGAATGGCCGTGATAAGTATTACGGCGTGCAGTTCATGGACAGGCTGGATGAGAAGGAACTCAACTTCGTGGTGGCGCACGAGAACTTCCATGTTCTCTATAAACACTTAACCACTTGGAAGCACCTCGACAAGATCGACTCCAAGCTGACCAACGCTGCGTGTGATTATGTAATCAACTTGCAGATCGTTGACCTCGACCGTGAGGGTGAGTTGGTGTCCATGCCCAAGATTGGCCTGCTCTATGACGAGCGCTTTCGTGGGTGGGATACCGGCCAAGTGTTCAAGTATCTCCAGCAGAAGATTGAGGAGAAGCAGCAAGCGCAGCAGGGCCAGCAGGATGGCGACCAGCAAGGCGACAACCAAGGTGATGGCACGCCGCAGGAGCGTGGGCCTGTCGATGCGGATGAGTTCGCTGAACACTACGCCAAGGGCAACGCAGACAATTCGTTGGATGAGCATGACTGGGTGAACGCCAACGACCTGTCGGCAGAAGAACGCGAGGCGCTCGACAAAGCTATCGACCAAGCCATTCGTCAGGGTTCAATCCTTGCGGGCAAGCTGGGTGGCAACACTGCGCGTGACATTGGGGCACTGCCTGAGCCGAAGGTGGACTGGCGTGAGCAGTTGCGTGAGTTCGTCACTGGCGCTACGCAGGGGCGTGACTCCTCGACATGGCGCAAGCCTAACCGTCGCTGGATGGCGCAGGGCAAGTACATGCCTAGCCCGTACGCTGAGTCTATTGGCCCTGTTGTGGTTGGCATCGACACCTCAGCGTCTATCAAGCAGGAGGAGATCGCTGCGTTCCTTGCTGAGATCAAGTCAATCACCGAGACCATGCCGCCTGAGCGCCTGCACTTGTTGTACTGGGACACGGCGGTGGCTGGTGAGGAGACTTATGTAGCTGGCGAGTACGACACGCTTGAACATTCAACCAAGCCTGCGGGTGGTGGTGGCACTGACCCACGCTGCGTTGAAGGGTTCGTGTACAAGATGGGCACAAAGCCTGACTTTGTGCTGATGTTGTCCGATGGCTATGTCATTGACTGGCCTAACTTTGGAGTGCCTACGATGTGGGCCATGACTACTGACCAGACTGCACCTAACGCAGTCAACATTCGTTTGTAATTTTTACAAGGAGTTCTCAAATGGCATTTGGTGTATCAACAAACAACACGGCTGGTCTGCGCAACTTCGCGCAGGCTGAGCATTACTTCAACACTACGGCAGAGATTCGTGGCACTAACAAGCTGAGTGTCGGTGTGCCGTTGCAATCCAACCGCAAGGACTGGAGGCACAAGGCGTTGGTCAAGATCGACGACAACACCTACGCTGCCAGACTGTACGAAACCAATGTGGTGACATGGCATCGCAACGGTGAGATCACTATCGACATGTCGTACGGCTCGCAGTCGACCAACACTTTCGCTAACTATTTTATAGGGAAAGCAGGGCACGCCATGTGGCTGGGCACTGAGCATAGACAGTGCGGCATTCGTGCGACGCACTTGTCGGAGGACATTGTCAGAAGGATGCGTGAGGAGGGCAATGAAACCTCCGGCACAGACTGGTGTGAGTTCCTCATCCACGGTAAGGAATTGTCTATATGGTTCGACAGTCAGGGCAAGACTTACATCACTCCGCTGGCTGACGCCTACAAGAAGTATGTGGACAAGTCCAAAGCACACGAGGTGCGTAAGAAGTTCAACGGGCTGTTCGACTACCTCAAGATATTCACGGCGTTCCCGCTTGAACAGTTTGACTTTATGCTTGGCGACTACGCTAGAGAGAACCACATCAACGGCAGAGCAAAAACCAAGGTAGACATTCTGGCTAAGGTGATAGCCAACCCTGACGACGAGTCGGTGTGGCCTTACTTCGCTGCGCTCTACCACGATAACCGCTGGGCGTACAACAGTTCAGGTGGTGGGTATCGCATCGACTTCGCCAAGCTGAAAGACATTAAAGCTGAACTCTTTCCGCGTGCGTACACGGCGGCTGGCATCTACTCGTATGAGCGCTTGCCGTTGGGCATTCTGAAAGCTGGCTGGACTCGTTACCACGACTAATCAGGACAAACGGACATCGTGTCCAAATGTCCCTACTTCGGAGACTTATCATGGCTAATCAAATCTCTATTTCCTCCAGCGCCATGCTGGTTGACTTGTCAATCGGAACATGGACGGCTCGTAAGCTAGACCGCAAGGTCACTGACGAGGTGAACACCGTGAAGAACGCATCGGCTGGTGCGTCGCGTGTCAACAAGAACCTGCTGCATGGTGTCGATCACCTTGACCGCATCATCAAGTATGCGGCCAGCGTGCGTAATTGGATGTACTCCAAGACCCTGCCGTGGTCTGACTATGGCCCTCGCCTCATCCCCACGCAGGCGTTCTTCGACTTCAAGCAGGAGTTGGATGCACACCAGAAAGAGTTTGAGACGATGGTGCAGAACTTCCTGCACTTCTACCCGACGCTTATCAGCACGCAGGCATTCAAGCTGGGGGCTATGTTCAACCGTGACGAGTACCCAACCGTCGAGGAGATCGAGCATAAGTTCCGCTTTAATGTTTCGTATTTGCCTGTGCCCACGGCGGGTGACTTCCGCGTGGATGTTGGTAGCGAGGCAATGGAGGAGCTGCGTAGCCAGTACGAGGCTGAGTATGCTCGGCGTTGGGAGGGTGCGGTTGCAGACATTCGCACACGCCTGATCGACAACCTCAAGCATATCTCGGATCGCCTGTCCTCTGGTGAGGAGGGTGAGCGCAAGCGGTTCCGCAATAACATCCTAGAGAACTTTGCCGAGACCATCGCCACTGTGCGTCAACTCAACATCACCAAGGACGAGGCCATCAATGCACTTGTGGAACAATCTGAAAAAGTTATTGCGAATGTCACCATCGACGAAGTCAAGGAGAACGACACAGTTCGAGCAGATGTTCGCTCTAAGGTTGATTCAATCCTCGACGCTTTTGCGATCTAGGGGTGGCCGCCATCCGATGATTATTGTGTATCGGGACCAAGACCACGACTGGTGGGTGGAGGAGGAGATCGACAAGCCCATCAACTATGGTGAACTAAAAAATTTGCCAGACGGGCTTGCCGATAAGATCGTTGCACTCCAACATCTAGATGTCAGAAAAAAGTTAGATGGGGTCGGGGTTCGAGTAGGCGAGAACCGCTATTGGATTAAAACATAAGGAGAGTCTAATGCACGATTCTAAACAGTTAGCCACGAAGGCTAGATGCCTAGCCAAGATGGTGATGGCAGTGGTCAAAAGGAAAGACACGCCCAAGTGCGATGAGATAGATCAAATGGCACAAGAAGCGCAGTACATCCTTATTGACACTAAAGAATTAGAAGATGAGAATGGGAGGTCCCCATGATTGAGGGGCTGTTCTACTTCTTCTATAACCTACTGCTAAGCGCAGTAAATTAACTTCACTTGGAGACCTATGATGAAAGCGATTACTAAAGAACAACGCACGATGATTATCAGTCTGCGTAAGACCGGCAAAACCTACAAGGAAATTGCCGAAGCAACCGGCGTAAGCCAAGGCACTGTGGTCCGCTACACGCGGGATGTTAAGCCAACCAAATCCGCTGAGACTAAGAAGGCCACTGCCAAAAATAAGTCAGCGGATAAATCAGCTGGGCTGATGTATGTTCCGGTATCTGTTCGTGCCCTGATTTCTGCACTGGCAACCCCGCACGAAAAGCCAATGGACACGGTTCTTCGCGGCCTGCGTTTGCTGGCTGAAAAGGATGAGCAGGAAATCAACGACCTCAACGCACTGCCAGTTGTGACCAAGGCAGAAAGCGACGCACTGCGTGAAGAGTATCCGGCAGTCACCGACACGGCAGCGGACTACATGGAGGGTGTGAAGCTGACCTTCGGCATCGCTGTGCTGATCGGCCTTGTCCTCCTGACGCTGAACCAAGCGGGGGTGCTGTGATGCACAGGTTCATGTCTCTCCTGCTGATGCTTGGCATCATCACCCTGTTTGGTGCGCTGGTAATCGCCGTAAGTGATGTGGTGAATACTGGGCTGAATCTAAGGGGGCAGTGATGACGGACCGCACTTGTTCTGAGTGCGGTGAGACTAAACCTAGCAAAAGTTTTCTGGACGCCAAGCGGCGTGTGGTCGGTATATGTACTGACTGCCGCCGCAAGGCTAAGGAGCGGGCTAGGTATCTTCGGGCGAAAGCTGCGAGTAGAAAGCGTGACCGCCGAGTGGAGCGGGATGACGCCATACTCGCCCAAGAGCAGTTGCTGGCACACGACCCAGCCGCAGAAGTTCTGGCGGAGATCAAGTCTCTCATGTACGCACCACGCCATAAACTTAGGCAGTACCTCAACAAGGTAGAGCTAGGCATAGCGACGCTACGCACTGAGCAGGGTATCAAGCGGCAGCGTCAGCGCATGGACTATCTGGAGCATCTGTGTGAGATAATCGAGCGTGACGCATTGCTCGGTAGGGCGTCAACGCTCCAGCACTACCTGACGAACACTTATGTGCTGAACGAGCATGGGTACACATGCAATTTGAATTTGGACGACGAGGACATTCGCGTCCACAAAACCAAGGAGTTTACTGATGCCGATCATTGACCAGAACGCCACCATCGGTGGCACTCGCGAAGATGGCAGCGCCATCCTACTGCCAGAAGTCGAAGTAAAGATTGAGAACGTCGCTACCGGACAGGAATACAACAGCGATGTTGAAGCCGCCGAAGATGTTGCGAATCCAGAAACTGCAACCAGCCAGAGCGACATCAAGCGCAGCGTCACGCTACGCGTGCTTAAGGGTGTTGGCGCCGAAGGCGGCGCTGGCTAAAGAACACCCCCAGTAGTCGGGGGCCCACCGGAACCTGAGAACTCCTCGGTGGGGGTTTATGGACGGCACGCTGGCTGCCGAGACTACAGCCAGTAATTATTCTGGACAAATGGACACGATGTCCATTTGTCCCAACTATAAGAAAGAATCAGAGACATGAAGCTAGACGACGAAACGATAGAAGCCGTGCGCGCCGCATGGTCAGACCGTACCCGCAACATACACAACCTAAAGCGCCACACAATCCTTGAACGCTTGCGGATCAGGGGCTGGACGCTGGAGCAAGCGTTGAACACGCCAGTGATGACGCGGAGTCAGGCGGGCAAGATCGCCGCAAAGAATCCCTACTGGCGAAACTTCACAATCAAGGAGCACAAGGATGAGCGATAAATGGCATGGTGGTAAGGGCAGCAAGCGCCGCCCAGAAGATCGCAAAGCATACGAGGACAACTACGACAAGATATTTAGGAAGAAAGATGAGCCAAGGACTGAAGAGGTACAGACGGAGCTTGATCTCGAAACTGACCGGAGCGCAACGCCGGATTGACGAGAACAAACGCTTCGGCAAGAACTACAAAGCAGAATTTGAAAAGCTCGTGCTGATGCACGCGCTGCAATCCGTAGATGACTACATGAACCCCGAAGGAGCTACCGATGAGAGCAAGACCCCCTGAGTTTTTACATTCCCTTTCCCTCCGCAAGCTGCGCAAAGACTTGCAGGAGGTGTGCCAAGAAGCCATGCGCTTGTCACGCACTAAAGGCCAGAATGAAATCAAGCTGAACTTCACCGGCAAGGACTATGTTGCGTTGCAAAAGCGTCGTGACACGATCATCGACAAGATCAAAACCGTGTGGAACATGGAGGAGATCAAGTAATGGCTGACACCCCCGAGAAAAAAGTAAAGCGCAAGATTGTCGACATGCTGAAGCAGTACGGCAT